ACAAGGCTCTCAAGGACGGCAGGGAAACCAAGGCGAACAAGGCAATTTAGGTTTTCAGGGCGCTCAAGGTAACCAAGGTTTTTCTGGGCCTCAGGGCTCCGTCGGCACGCAAGGAGCCGTCGGCAGCCAAGGCGTAGTCGGGGCTCAAGGCAGCACAGGGCTTCAAGGCTCTGTTGGTCAACAAGGTTCTGTCGGCGTGCAAGGAACTGTAGGTAACCAAGGTGTAGTCGGGGCTCAAGGCAGCACAGGGCTTCAAGGCTCTGTTGGTCAACAAGGTTCTGTCGGCGTGCAAGGAACTGTAGGTAACCAAGGTGTAGTCGGGGCTCAAGGCTCTCAAGGACGGCAGGGAAACCAAGGGTTTCAAGGAGATGTAGGCGCTCAAGGAGCCCAAGGCCGCCAAGGTTCTAATGGGTTACAAGGGTCTGTTGGGTCGCAAGGCTCTACAGGCAGCCAAGGCAGTACTGGGTCGCAAGGTTCTGTCGGACAGCAGGGTTCTGTAGGCGTGCAGGGCGGAGTTGGAAGCCAAGGCACACAAGGCGTTCAAGGCTCTCAAGGATCTCAGGGCAAGTCTATTATAGTTTCTAGGTCAAACTCCGTAATATCAGCTGGCGCTTTGAGTTTGGATTTAAGTTCTTCTTCTGTGTTTGTCTCAACTGTTACTTCCGCTGTAACAGTTTCTTTTGTTAACCCCCCGGCTTCTGGAACTGTTTGTTCTTTTATAGTTCAGCTTAAAGGCAACGGCACTCAGTATAGTGTTACCTGGCCTGCTTCTGTACGATGGGACCAAAATATCGTTCCAGTGCTGACTTGGACTGCTAATAGAACTGATAATTTGTCGTTTTTCACCCATGATGGGGGTGTTACGTATTTTGGTTCTTTGATTGGTCAAAATTACTATCCATGAGCGCGGGGACCTCCATACACTCTAGAAACAGGTTTAAGACTTACCAGAGCTCCCCCAACAACATACCTGGGCTAGTTTTGCTTTTAGACTCGTCTGTGGGGGTCACCGCGTCTGCAGGTGCTGTCTCTAGTTGGGCAGATGTGACCACTGGAAGGGGTACTGAACTCATTCAGGGGGTCCCCGAGCTACGCCCTTCTGTCGGCGTGTCGTTAAACGGAAAGCCCACTATACGGTTTAGTAGAGACTATTTGTACTGCGCTGATTTTACTAAGTTTAATTTAGGCACTAACAGCCTTCTTATGTACGTTGTTTGTAGCTTAGACAGCGGCGGAAGTTCTGGAAGAGTGTCTTTTATTTCTGGGAAATTTGGTCATTTGAATTACCCTACTGGGACGACCAACGGTGTTGGGCGATATTATATTGGTAAAGACAATAATAACTACGTCTATGGGGCTTACTGGACTAATGGTTTATTTAATGGCTATGATACTATAGCTAATTTTTCAACCGCATATAGAATTTATATGCTTAATTTGCAACGGGTCTCCACAGGCACTATGACTAACGGTTTGTACGTTCATGGACGAGCTGCCATGACTACCACAGCTACCGACAATAAAGGAAATTGGGTGCCTAACATGCCTTTTTGCGTTGGGGCCCCGTGCAAGCATGACGGAACTTTGTACACATCTTTAAATGACATAGCTGTAAACAGCTCAACGAGAGAGTTCATGGCAGGGAATGTTGCTGAAGTGGGGCTTTTTCAGCGAGATTTTTTATTTAGGGGGGACGAAATCACTTTAATAAATCAGTACCTTGTTCGAAAATGGGGATTATCCGCTTTGTCAGCTTAATTTTTTGTGATACATTTACCATTATGACTATTGACTTTCCAAATAACCCAGTTATGAATCAGTCGTATAGTTTTTCAGGAAAACACTGGAAATGGAACGGGTATGCTTGGGAGTCTATAGCAACGCCTTTTGTTCTACCTCCATTGAGCTCCTCAGACATAGAAGATTTTGTCCCTGCTGTTAACGAGGCAATAACCGAAGTTGACGCGGGGGCATTTTAAATGAAAACCCTAACCTACTAATAGACAATAATACACCATGGCTAGTCCTCTAATTAAAATAAAACGTGGCTCTACAGCCCCAAGCTCAACGCTTTCTGCTGGCGAGTTTGCTATCGATCAAAGCAACCAGAACCTGTATCTAGGTATTGATGACGGAGTATCCGTTAGCAATGTGATTATCGCTGGTGAAGGCACTTTTGCTACTAAGACTTTTGTAGCGGACGCCATTGAAGCTGTTACAGACACTCTCGGCACAATGTCTACTCAAGACGCTGATAGTGTAGCTATTACTGGAGGGACTATTGATGGAACCGCTATTGGGCAGTCTTCGGCTTCGACAGGCATATTTACAGGGATCGAGTCCACTGACCCTAACTTGACTAACAAGTTTGTGGGTCCGACTGAGTTTACTTGGGGCCTTAAAGGCAACGGCGTAAATCCCGTGTATGTAAGTAGCACGCTTGATCTTTCGATTGGCTCTGGCATAATTGAACTGGGGACTTCGGGCTACGGCGCGGTTCGCGGCCTTGGCGAGCCCGCTAACGATAACGACGCGGCCCGTAAAAAATATGTGGACGACAAAGTGGCCGCTTTAGGGAGCGTTTTCCGCTATAAAGGAACTGTAGGCCAGTTTTCAAACGCCCCAGGCAACCGATTGCAAGATCTCCCCGATCAAAACGCTGGAGCGTATTATCTGGTAGATTTCGTCCCGTCCCAGAATGGCGAGGCTCTTGCCTTTGAAGATGGGAACGGCGGCTCTTGGTTTGCCAAAGTTGGAGACGCTTTTGTTATGACGTCTCAGAGCGGTTGGCAAAAACTTGACAACGTTGACGTTGTGGTTAGCGGAACTGATAACGAAGTTACCGTAACTGGGGATGAAAACACAGGCTACACTGTTGCGTTGGCGACTGCTTTCAAGTCTAGAGTTTCTAACGTAGAGCTCAAGACGCAAAACATTGACCTAGCCTCTACATCTGCCGGGGCCACTAAAGTAAACGGTAATGTCGATGTGGCTGGCAGGCTGTCTTCTTGTAACGAGAACTTTGTTGTTAACACCAGCAGAGTTGATTTTAGCAACCAGGCTGTTTACATCGGCGGTTCTGGGGCAAAGCTTGTAGGCGTTGATGATAGTGGAGCCACCCCCTACATCGAAAACATAAATCACCGAGGCGCTTTTAAATTGTCTTCTGCGGGAGTATTCAACTCTCCTGATTTTGAGGTAACCAACGGCGGAGAGGTGCGGTTGAACCAGGCTTGTAATTCAGCTGCGGTTCAGTCTTACGGGACATTTAATATCTCGTCTGGAGGGGGACAATTCACTGACTCCGGGTCTCCGATTGCTTTAAAGGCAAATGGAAACCTCGTTGGGGTCAATAATAATTTCGGGGTTCCGTACATCGAAAACTTTATTATTGACGGCGGAAATTATTAATGTTCAATATTTACCCGCTTCAGGTATTTACTACCTGAGGCGGGCCATTTCTATAAATGGCTTCTACTAAAATAGTACCTAAAAAGTCTGTACAGCAGGGCAAAGTGCCTGAAGCTGGCGATCTATCCTCTGGAGAGATAGCCATTAATTATACTGATAAGAAACTTTACGGAAAGAACCCTAGTTCTGGACTTGTTGTTGAGATTGGGGGGCTATCTGCCCACTACCACGATCAGCTTTTTTCGGTAAACAGAGTTTCTGACTTTGAGGTGTCAGACTCTGGAAGTGTTGTGGTAACTAACGGGTCTGGAGTTTCCACTTCACTTTTACCCCTTAGTTCAGTCAACAGGGTATTATCACTCCCTGACAAAAATGGCACTTTAGCTACGCTCGACGATGTCCCCGCTTCAAGCACCATCAATGACCTTGATGAGATGTTTAACTCTGCCAGAGCCACCTACTACCACGAGGTCGGCTATACGGCGGGCGGGGATGTCTCGGCCATCGAGGTGTATGCCACTAGCGCGAAGGCCACGCACCTTTACTCACGCGCATTCACTTACAACGCCTCGGGAAATATCACCCAGGTCCTTACCACCGATCGCCAAAATTCCGGCGTCTCTCTTACTAAAACAATTTCTTACAACGGGTCAGGCGACATCGCCACCATGACTCGCTCTTACTCGCTTTAATTTATGGCTAATATCTCAGTTACAACGGATACTAATTACAGCACGCTTACGATCGCCAATGGCGACACAATTAGCGTGGACTCGCTCGCCACTCTCACGATCGACACAAACACCGTTAATATCGCAGGTATTAGTTTCACTGGCACGGGCGGTAAGGTTGTAGTCAATAACCCCTCCACCACCACTCCGATTTTCGTGAATGTCACAGGCTCGATCCCTGTGAGTGTAGACGGCGAGCTTCGCGCTTTTGGCGCACCTATCCAGATCGGCACGGGGGATGGCAGCACGGCCACCTTTGCGCTGCCCACAGGCGCGGGCGGCTCGAAATACGATAACATCAGCGTGTGCTGGGTCGCTCGCGGCGACACTTTCCGCGACGGCACATCCTACCTCCGCACCTACGCCGAGGTGGATTCTTTCACAAATCTCGTCACGGCCTACCAAGACCATTTCACGCACGACACGGTGGCGAACACGATCACCTTCCGCAGCGCGCCGTCAGCCGGGGCCGCGATCACGATTCCGAATATCCAAATCCGCGATGCAGGCGGCTCCACAGGGATGACTTTCTCTGGCCCCACGGAGTTCAACTACACCTCGATCGCTCGGTTCGATAGCATGTCGAACAACAGCAACACGCAGGAACTTACGCTCCGCAACTGCGGGGTGCGCCACGGCGGCGGAAGCGGCACACTGAATTGGCGGCGCGCACCCGGCACCATCACCATGACAGGCACCGCATTCTTGTGCGAGAACGCTTCGCTCGATTGCTTCGCGTGCGTCAATATCGTTTTCAAAAACTGCATCTTCACAGGCAAAAATACTTCCAGCGTTTTTTCAGCCCAGCCAGCCGGGGTGATGAATGTAGAGAAAGTCCTCTTCGCCTGTGCGCTGACCAACGCCACCACGGGCCAAGGCGGGATCGGTTTCGGGGGCAGCGGCAGCACGATCAACGATGTGCGGTATGCCGCACCCGTCTCTGTCTCGATGTCGGTCTCCAATAGCTCTTTCGACACGATGCAAATCTCGCCGAAGTTTTACACTACGCAGGTCAACAACAGCACGGGCTACGCCATGTCCCTCCAGCCCGGTTACGGCGGCAACCTCTTCCAGAGAATCTCCAACCTCAACGACCTCGCCGTGCTCGGGGGTTACAGCGTCATCCTCGGCAGTGAATCCACGGCCTACGGCAACACATTCAATGACTGCACATGGTATGTCGGCGAGGGTCCGACTTTCCCGATCACCGATGGCCTCCGTGCCAGCCATGTTTATGCCATTAAATCTCTCGGCACCACCACGACCGCGCAGTGGCAGGCGATCGGCTACTCGGGCACTCCTGCGGTCGGCGGCACCTTCACGGCAAACTCCACCGCGCCCACTGGCACCGGAACCGTGGCGCTCGCCGCGACTTCGACCGTCATTCTGGATCGCGGCCCCGGTAGCCGCTTCAATAAATTCCAAATCGTCGGAGCGCATCGCGGCGGCGTGATCTTTCCAGACCCCGACTCTTCAAATTCCGTCTTCTCGAATTGGACTCACGATACGCTCACCTCCTTCACCGGAGGCTCGGGGAACAGTTACAACGGGGCCTCGAATATCGTCATAGATCGCGTGCTCATCCAGCACGCCACGCCTGAGACGGCTTTTGGCCTCTCGCTGACCACAGGCGTCGATACCCCCTCAATGCTGGTTTATCGCAATGTCGCCAAGACCGCAGGCCGCGTGCAGATCGCTCCGTTTTACGCGAAAAACAGCACGGCATTCGCGCTCGGCAGCGGTAATGTCGGCCCAGCTTTCACAAAAAGCAGCTTGCGCCTTTTCCTTCGCAACTCTGGCGACTCCGCTACCTACGAGGCCCGCAGCTATGGTGGAGTCACGGGTATCACAAATTTTCACTTTCGCGATGCGGGAAACAGCTCACTCCCTGCGACCACCTTTGATGCCGCTTACTCGCTCGGTGTCTCCATGCGCCGCCCCGCTGGCACCTACACAGCCACCCGCAGGATGTTTGGCGTGCGGCTCACAGGCTCCAACCAGACCGCGAATTACTCCGCAGGCCACACCGTCACGCAGGCCCGCACCATCGGCGGCCAAACCGTCACGCTCACAGGCATCGTGGATTCCATTGGCTCTAACGAAATCCGCATCCGCGACATCACCACCTCCAACGGCACTCTCTGGCCCGTCTTCGCCTCCTCCTCCGTGAGCGCCGCCCCGCTCATCAACGCCACCACCGGATTCACCCCCGCCTCGAATGTCTGGAGTGGACAGGATGAATATATCCCAGCCTCCGCCCTCACGAGCCTCTCCAGCGACTTGTCGGGGCTCCCCGCCGATTCGCAGAACCGCGTGCAGTTCCGCCTCACCGTCGTCCGTGCCGAGCGCGCCGGGGCCACCGACACATTCACCGCCGCGTTCCAAGGCGCGGCCCTCGATGTCACGCTCGACCCCGCCTACGAAGCCGAGTTTTTCGTCAAGCCCGCCACCATCTCCTCCCCCAGCCTCATCGCTGGCACCCGAGTCCGCCTCTACAACGAAACCAAAAACCTAGAACTCGCCAACGAAACCCTCGCCAGCGCCGGATTCTCAAAGACCTTTGATCTCCTCGGCGCACTCGTCTCCGTGGGCGATACCATCAGCCTCCGCGCCGCCTACCAAAGCGGCCTCACGGCAAAAACTCCCATCGAATCGCTCGGCATTCTCACCGCCGGGGGGCTCACCTTTGCCACCGAGCAGGAAAACGACGCGACCTATATTGCAAACAATATCGACGGCTCTGCCGTTACAGGCATCTCGCTTTCGCCCGACTATACGAATGTTGAGATTGATTTGAGTGACGCCTCGGCACCGTATGAAGTTACCGCGCAGGCGATCTACAATTACTACATCCATCTCCTGACGACTTCGCAAGGCATCGCCAATTTCTTTGGTGCCATCACACCGATCGACCGGATGAACTACCAGATCAATGCCGCAGTCGCTCCGCTCCGGTTCCAGAACACAGGAACTTCCCATGTGGTCATCAACGGGGGGCGCATTTTCCGCGATGACAATGTGAGCATCATCAACACTTCAAGCAACACGGGTTCTATTGTCCACGACACGGGCTTCCTCGTTCAGTTCTTGCAACCTCAAGTTGAGGCGGCCTTTGCGGGGTATGGAGTCGCAAGCTCCTCCGGTATGGACGCCATGGAATCCCGCTTGAAGAAGAAAATTAACCAAGCAGTTTTAATCTAGTATGCCTGAGGAATTCAATCGAAGAAAATCCGACGAGTTTTTCAAACTTTTCGACAACGCGCTAAAAGTCGGAACTTTCCTAGCTCTTGTCGGCGTAGCCCTTCTAGGCACAAAATTTGTTACAAAGGAGGAGTTTACAGCGGCCAATTCTCGCATTGAGAAGATTGAACAAGTTTTAATACGTATGGAACAAAATGCAGTTACCGATGCGAGGCATGATAACCTCCTCAACGATCACGAAAATAGATTAAGAACTCTTGAACGAAAATGACTTGGGATATTCCAGCAATGATAAAGTCGGGCGTCGATCTTATCGACAAATTTATTCCCGACACAGACGCAAAAAACAGGGCTAAAGAGGCTTGGCAGCTAAGAGTCCTTGAAATCGCCGCACAAGAAGCCACACAGCAAAGCCAAACTAATACAACAGAAGCTTCGCATTCTTCCTTGTTCGTATCTGGCTGGCGACCCGCTGTTGGGTGGGTGTGCGCATTTTCTTTTGCTTGGATATGCTTCGGGCAACCACTTTTTAGCTGGGTTTATGTCTTAACCACAAAACAACCAGCGCCAGTTGTTGAGCTGCCCACAGAAATGCTTATGACGACACTACTAGGGATGCTTGGGTTAGGGACACTTCGGACGCTAGAAAAAATTAGGGGAGTTAACAGATGATCTCTCCTAACCAGCTTTTTATATTATTGGTAGCGGGGTCATTAGCGGCAGCTGTATTAGCGTTCTTAACTTCGATGTAACTTATGATTCATAAACTAATATCTATAGCTCAAGCCGAGATAGGCGTTATCGAAATAGGCGGCAATAACTTAGGTCCTAGAGTTCGGGAGTATCAGTCTTCTACCGACTTGCCTCCCGGTGCGTGGCCTTGGTGCGCCGCGTATGTAGATTACTGCATAAGAGAGTGGCTTAGAGACCTAGATGTGCTAGACTGGCTTAAACTAACGCGCACTCCTGAAGAGTGGAGGCCAAAAACAGCTTTGGCTTATGGTTTAACTTCATGGGCGAAACAACGTACCAAGACCACTAGTATATTTACCGACAAAGACTCTGCACAGCCTGGAGACATAGTAACATTTGATTTCAGTCATGTAGGATTTGTATTGGAAGACGATGGGAAAAATCTAGTAACCGTTGAGGGTAACACAAATGGGAAAGGTCAGCGCGATAGTGATAGTGGTGACGGTGTTTGGAGGAAGATCCGCCCTAAGTCTCTAGCTAAAGACATTATTCGAATCCACCCAAGAAAAGTATGAACAACGAAATATTAGGGCATTACGCCTCACACCCTGCAACCCTACAACTACAAGATCCTCGCGTTAAGATTTATGAGCAAGCACTTAGACAAATCCTTAAAGCCAGACAAATCGCGCACGCGAAGTCGATCGCAAAAGAAGCCTACGCCCGAGTTGCAAATAGCTTATCGAAAGCTGGGTAAGGAAAAAGCTAGGGGGCAGTTTATTTCTGATCTAGGTTTAATAGAGATCGACGAGCGCTTAACTGGCGAGGAGCACTTGGAGGTTCTAATACATGAGTCACTTCACGCTTTACAACCACATCACGATGAGCTAACTGTAGCTCGTGACGCGGTTAATCTTGCGCACATATTGTGGTTCGACGGGTATAGAAAAACTGTATGAGTTACAAAAGATACTTAGCTTGTTCTTGTTCGCACGGAGACTTCATAGACCCTGAGGCCAGAGACGCTATACTAAAGTTTAAAAAGCTTTGGAAACCACACACAACCCTCCATCTTGGGGATTTTGTCGATTTGGCCGCTCTTCGAAAAGGTGCTCAGGCGGACGTGAACTCGAAGGACCGAGCTAGGTCTATTTCTGATGATGTGGACGCTGGAGTAGCTTTTCTTTATGAGCTAGGGCCTAACCACATTTTGTTTGGAAACCACGAGGCTCGTGTTAGCGAGTTGTCTTCGTCGCCTAACGCTCTTGCTTCTAGAGCCGCGCAGTCTGTTTTGGATGAATTGGACCAGTGCGCACGAAAATTGAAGGCCAAGCTCTACCCCTACACAGTTCGTTCCTGCGTAACTCTTGGAGACACTAAGTTTTTGCATGGATTCTTGCATAACGTAGCGGCCCTGAGGGACACCTCCGAGGCTTTTGGGTGCAGGATTGTTATGGGGCACATTCATCGAACTGGTATCGAAAGAGCTAGAACAATCGCTGGAGCTTCTGGGTATGGTTGCGGGATGCTTAGGGACTTTACTCCAGATTATGCTGCGACTAAACGGCAGACGCTTGCATGGAGCCAAGGTTTTGTGTTTGGCGAGTATAACGAGCAGCACTGCACAGTTAACATCGTAGAGAGGTATTATGGTCAACCGTGGAGGCTTCCGGTATGAAAAACAAGACCCCCAGTAAGCTTCAACAAGCTTGGGCCCGCTTTTTTAAAGACGCCGCTGTGGATGACTTGGAAGCCTATAGATCTGACGGCTGGAAGACTGTTGATGAGATAGCCACGCAATCAAACACGTCATTAAGCACAATTCACAGCCGAATTCGAAGGTCGAGAAACCTAGAATGGAAGACTATAACGGCTGCGAACTCTAGCGGCGTTGCCCGTAAAGTCACTATAGCTAGACCTAAACTTAAAGGTTGAATATCTCAGTAACACACGGTACTAACGTATGGTATTTTTATGGCCACTATAAACCCAAGCCCAACAAAGCCCGTTGTTTATTTCCCTACGGCCAATATTGTTGACCGAGAACTAGTTACTACACATGACACTAGATTGCCTGATTATCGTCCTTTAGAGTACGGAACGCCTTATCCAGATCAGGCCAAGTTTCCCGGCTTAAAGTTAGTGTTTCAAGAGCCTCTTGGAGACGACGACAGGATGGTTCGTAGAGTTTGGGCCGGGGATCGCGTAAACCAGGATTATTACAACGCAGCAAGTCGTAAGTACAGCGGGGGGTCTTTCGACCACCCCATTATAGTTAGGCGCTATGTGCTGCCGTACAAAGATTACACTCCTGAGCCGTTAGGCACTCAAGATCCCGACCTACCAGACGCTGTTTTAGTTGATGAAGAGGTAACTACGATAGAAAATAAAGCTGGGTACGTATCTGTAGCTAGGGTTTTTGAGACTTTACCAGGCCCTAGTTTAACTGGGGTGCTGGTTACGGATAAAGGTCAGTTAGCAAGAATTACGTCGCAAACTGTGCTAGCTGGCACTTCTGTAGCGCCTTCAGCTTTAACCGTGGCGGCTAGCGTCAAACCTGTTAGCGTTTCTAAGAGCGAGCTAGAGAAAGTGGAAGTTACGGAGGTTTTTGATGAAAAGTCTTTTTCTGTTGAAAACCCTGACCCGGTCCCGCCGAAGTTTAGAGTCGCCATTCCAGCGTTTAGAGAAGAGCACACTGTCGAGGGCGTTGCATCTCAGCCAACTTTGCAAACCGCTGAGCTTTCTAAATCTGAGCAGCAGCTAACAGTTTACACTAAGAAGACAAGTAAGACATCTAGAGACCCTGCTTCCCTCCCAGTATCTCTAACCCAAACGGACACTAACGAGCAGGGTCTGAAAGCCACAGTAGTAGAAACCCTTCAAGTGGGAGACACAAGTGATACCCCTTCCGCTACGGTTTCGGTGGAAAGCGAGGCAATGGGCGATGGAACTTATGTCATTAAAAAGACTACTTTGCCTGAAGTGTTCGATGGGAAAGCTTTCTCTGTAGAAAATCCAGACCCAGTCCCACCTAAATTTAGGGTCGCTATCCCCGCTTTTACAGAACGGGAGAACGTAGCAGGGACGGTTGCCCAGCCAGTTTTAGGGACTGCTGAACTTTCTAAATCTGAAGAACAGGTCACTAAACACGTTAAACGCACAAGTAAGACTTCCCGAGACACTGCTTCTCTCCCAGTATCTCTAACCCAAACTGCCACTAACGAGCAGGGTCTAAAAGCTACAGTCGAGGAGACCCTTCAGGTAGGCGACACCAGCGACTCTCCTTCCGCCAAGGTTTCAGTGGAAAGCGAAGCGATGGGCGACGGGACTTACGTCATTAAGAAGACGACCCTGCCGGAAGTTTTCGACGGTAAATCTTACTCTGTTGAAAACCCAGACCCAGTACCACCTAAGTTTAGGATTGCCATCCCCGCTTTTACAGAACGGGAGAATGTTGAAGGGACGGCTACTCAGCCAACTCTAGGAACTGCAGAACTTTCTAAATCTGAAGAGCAAGTCACTAAACACGTTAAACGCACAAGTAAGACATCTAGAGACCCTGCTTCCCTCCCAGTATCTCTAACCCAAACTGCCACTAACGAGCAGGGTCTAAAAGCTACAGTCGAGGAGACCCTTCAAGTAGGCGACACCAGCGACTCTCCTTCCGCCAAGGTTTCAGTGGAAAGCGAAGCGATGGGCGACGGGACTTACGTCATTAAGAAGACGACCCTACCTCAAGTTTTCGACGCTAAATCTCTTGGAGCGGTTAAACCAAACGTTGTGCCAGAGAGGTTCAGGGCCGCAATACCTGATGAGTCGGAGTCTTATATTGAAGAGGCTGCCTCGGTTACAACTCCTTCTTTATCTTCGGACGAGATTTCTAAAACTGAAAGCAGGCTAACTGAGTTTGTGAGACGGGTAGAGATAACAAAGAACCAACCTGCGGGCTCATACCCCCCGTTAACGTGGAAACAGTATGATGATCTGTTAGACATACAGATAGGGTCTACTGAAACTTTAGACTCGGCCCCTTCTTCTGATAAAGGGGTTGATGTGACCCCTTTAAGCGATGATAAATATTTAAACAAAGAGCTAGATCTGCAAGCTGCTAAGGCGGCTTTAATGGCACTTTCTTGGTCAATACCTACAGAAGTAAGCATATCTTTACCTGACGTTTTAGAGGACTTTAATGTTCATTGGGAAGAGTCTGAAGGAGAAGGCGGCTCCCAAGGCGATCCAGTAGTTATAATGAATTGGACACCTTTTTCGGGAGTTTCAATTACTACCAAGCGTGTAGATTCTGCTTACGCCCAGGTTTCTAAACGGCCAGTGTTTTCGTATAATCTAAAAAAAGGGTACAGCGGTCCAGCAATTGCTACAGAGCATACATATTATACAGACTCACCTAATGTTAATACGTCTACTTACGGCCAAAATTGGCCTATATTTCAAACTACTGGCGGCACTGTAGTTTTTACAGGCGGGTCGGAATCTAAGCGGGTCACAAAGAAAATGGTGTTTAACTCGTACATAAGCCCCGGCCCAGGGTCAACTCCCACTAACACTACTAGCGTAACCACTTTAGAGGACTCTTCTACGCAGGACACTTCATATCATGTTGCCCAAATACCTCCTAGCTTACACGCTCAAATACAAGCATCAGCCCCAAGTACTAAGTCTAAATCTGTAACTCGTGGGGTAGCAGCAGCATCCGCATCTGTTACTGGATCTGTTACGGGCACTATACCTGCGACTTCATATACCAGCATCCCTTCTGGAACTTTTGTAGTTTCATCTTCGTTAACACCTTATAAATACGGGATGTACCGAGTTAAGGTACTTACTGTCGATTTAACCCCTTATGTCTAGTTTATTTAAGGATTTATATAATTACGGCGACTCGGAACCTATAAAAAATATAGGAGCCCCCTCTCCTTCTACCCAACTTGTAAACTCCCAAGGCCAGCCATACAAAACATTTGAAACTCCGCAGCTTCCTAGAATCGATTTTGAAGAAGTCTCAGAAGGGCTTCATACTGATAATTACGTACAGCCTTATGGAGCTGAAATTAGTTGCGACGGTTTTCCGCCAAGCGCTAAGAATGACACTATTCGAGCTACTTTTGTAGTGTCGTGCAATGGTGCTGGTGGTGGGTATGCCTCTACAGTAACCATAGAAGCTCCGATGGTAGACTTTAAATGCTCAGTAGTCTTACCAGGCGAAGCCGTTAAGGTGCACCCGCAAATGGTGTATGTCCCTTCTAAAAAACAGTTTTACAGTGCTTCTTTTATTCCTGCTGGGGTGAATATGACTGCTTGCTACAAAAAAGTAGCCCTGCCTTCTGATTGCCCTTTTGATTTAGACGCTGGCGCTGAAGACAATATTTCTTGGTTGTCGTCTGTCCATCATACTGATTGCCCGTATGAAAACTGTGATGGGGTTTCAGGAAACGGTATTTTTGACTGGGAAGCCAAAATATATTCTGACTCTGAAGGCGCTCATTTGATGGCGTACAAAGGAGAGAATTACGACAACTATTTTGCGGCTTTAGCTAAAGACGGAGAGTCTTCTTTTTGGGGTTACGCGCTTGGAGACTATAATTATAAAGGCATTGCCGATGCAAATTCCGGAAAGCTGATGGTTTGGCAGGGCGGCACTTATAACGCGCTAGAAGTTAGCGGCGGCGAGGCTTTATGGGAGGCCATTGGGGCCGGAGGTACTGTATATGCTACTACTGCAGATCTAGAAGGCGAAACAGCGAGGTTTAGGAGGTTTAAATACGTCGAAGAAGTTAGGGTTGAGACGTCTGAGAATCCCGTAACAGGCGAGCAGTCCACTTCAGTAGAAGTGGACTACGTAGAGAAAATATTTTTGGCGACCGCGCCATTAGAAGAGTGGACCGAGTCTGCTTCTTTAGATGGGTTGCAAGGCGACCAAGGCGACCAAGGTTTCCAAGGTTTCCAAGGTTCTAAGGGGGATCGTGGCCCTGGCGGCGGGGAGCAAGGGGCTCAAGGGGCCCAAGGCGCTCAAGGGTCTGGAAACGGCGACCAAGGGTCTCAAGGCGCTCAGGGTTCGCAGGGCGGTCAAGGCGGTCAGGGAGCGCAGGGCGGTCAAGGCGGTCAGGGAGCGCAGGGCGGTCAAGGCGGTCAGGGAGCGCAGGGTGGTCAAGGCGGTCAGGGTTCGCAGGGCGGTCAAGGCGACCAAGGGTCTCAAGGCGGTCAGGGCGGTCAGGGCGACCAAGGGTCTCAAGGCGGTCAGGGTTCGCAGGGTGGTCAGGGCGGTCAAGGAGCGCAGGGTGGTCAGGGCGGTCAAGGAGCGCAGGGTGGTCAGGGCGGTCAGGGTTCGCAGGGCGGTCAGGGTTCGCAGGGCGGTCAGGGTTCGCAGGGCGGTCAGGGTTCGCAGGGCGCTCAAGGATCTCAAGGGCCCGGAAATGGCGCTCAGGGCGCTCAGGGTGGTCAGGGCGCTCAGGGTGGTCA